GTCGTCGCAAAAACGAGGTGTAGCGCAGTCCGGTTAGCGCACCTGCTTTGGGAGCAGGGGGTCCCAAGTTCGAATCTTGGTACCTCGACGAAATTTTATAAAACAATAATTTACAGTCAGTTACAAAGATAATAAATGTCTATAAAATCTGAGATAGACAATAATAGACAGATTCGGGCTTTATTTTTGTTATTAGTGTCGCAGCTAAAAAACAAAGAAAAGAGTTATGGCACGAAGAAAAAAAGAAATTGTTGTACCACATCTGAATGATTGTGGTGGAGACTTGACTAAAAAGTGGTATGTTGAATATTCTATTCGTAATCCAAAAACCGATAAGATGGAGCGGGTTCGGACTTATGAAGATATTAATAGATTTTCAACAAGGGAGGCACGCTATGAATCTGCACAAAAAATCATTGAAAGTTATTCTAAAGCAATACAATCAGGAAATATTTCATATCAAGAATTTGTAGAGTATGAAGATTTGCTTTTATATGATGGTCAGAGCAGCTTCTCTAAAACACGAACGGCTAAAATAGGAAGCATAAAAGTTTATCTGTCTGAATTTATACAAATAAAAAGACTCGAAATTTCTCCTGTTAGCTTGAACTCATACGTTTCAAAACTTCGCTTATTTTGTCTGTGGGCAGAGAAGCAAAATATTTTAGATAAACCTGTTACATACTATACTACTGAAATTATTGCAGATTTCTTGAGGCATATTGTTGAACAAAAAGAACTCTCGCGGGTTACAATCCTCAAATATGAGCAAATACTCCACACTTTCTTTTTATACCTTAAAAAGAAGAGAATAATTGTTGAGAATCCTGTTTTTGAAATTCCGAAAATTGGAGTAATAAAAGATGAATCCCCTGCCGCTATTCCGGAATATATGCGGAAGATACTTCAGCAGAAAATTGAACCGGAAGATCCGCAATTATGGATGTTCATTTGCTTCATATATTATATGGCAATCCGTCCGGGTTTTGAACTGAGATTGATGAGACTTAATCAGATAAACTATTCATTACAAACAATTACCATTTATAGTGATGTCGCTAAAAATGATAAAACGGAAACAATTGACATTCCGGATCAGTTATTTGATATGATAATTGATAAGTGGAAATTACAAACTTATGATCAATCTTTGTATGCCTTTGGACAATTCGGTGAACCCGGTAATAACTGCCTTGGTAAAAATAATATGAAAAATAGGTTTACTAAATTTCGTAAAGAATTGAAGTTACCAGATGCCGTAAAATTATATTCTTGGAAACATTCCGGAGCACAGGAGTTAGCTGCCCAAGGTGCAAACATTTATGAAATTCAACGGCACATGAGACATAGAGATATCGCAACTACCGAACAATATTTGCGAAAAAGGATAGGGCAGCGTTCGAACACGATAAAACATAATTTTCCGTCAATCGGATAGAAATATTATCCTACTACATACTACAAAATTAGCTTTATCCAAGTGAACGGTTTTCTTTTTGAAAGGTAGTCTTGATCATGATCGTGGCTGTATGCTTCACGTTCAAAAGAGATATTCCTGTAACTATCCTTTCCATAAAAAAACAGCTTGATAAACCATTCTAATCCATAGAACAAATAGAAAAATAGATATAATAGTTCTTTCATTTGTTTGGTATGGATAGCTTCATGATTCAATGTGATATTATTCAAAGGAGCAAACTCCGATCGACAAAATATTATGCCGAACAAATTAATTGCTGTAAATCCTTTGAATGGAATAATGGAATTTATAATAATTTTCATGTAATTTTAGTTCACATCGTCCCCTAATCAAATTAATTGTACTTTGTAGACATCATTAATTATGCCAATATATAAGCCCACATATTCTTCTGAATTATCATTCGTAAATTCAAGTTTCCCAGTTGTATTAATTTTTACGTGTTGACCTCGGTTTCCAACTGTTCCAGAAATAGGAGTAACAGCTATTTTCCCCCTTGTGACAATTAATTTTTTATCTCCGTTTATTGCAACAATAACGCCGACAAACGGAGCTGTCCCTACATATTTGGAATAATCATTATTTTGACCGTCATTATAGCCTTGAATACAATTACCTACATCAAAAACAGTTGCAGTTTCCCAGACTTGAAAATAATTACTTATTATATAATTGAGAAAGTTTGGTCTTGTTACTACTTTTAAAGTACCAGCAAATGGATTTGAATAAGCAATGTTTACGTTACTTCCTAAAGTATTTAATTTTATATTATACGGTACATTTTGCGGATTTGATTCGTTCACTCCAGTTGATGGATTAACCCAGTACGTATTTCCTTGTGCATTGTAATCTACCATGAAAATTATCAAGCCGCTCGTATCTGAATAACAATTAATTAAGTCAAATTCATCATTATTATCTGAACCCAATTCTGATACTACTAAAAAACCGCAGCCCGTAAATTTACTATTTTCAACAATAAATTTACACGGTGATTTTTGATTATTCCAATTGTGTATGAATATACCTAATGAAATATTACTTCTTATAAATTCACATTCTGAAAATCTAATATTTTGGTCAGCGCTTATTCCTATGCCAACCGGATAATTAACCCCTGAACTTGCCGTCATGCGACATCTTCTAACAATTATATTATTATAAGTACGATTATCAATGTGCATACAATACTTAACATCATTTGATTCCATTGAAAGATTTTCAATTTCAATATCATTCATAATAAAAAAAATGTGCTTATATGCTTGAACAATTTGATTTAAAGGTGTGTTTGAATATCCTAAACTATAATCAGAAGGCGTTGATTTCGGTGAATTTCCATCATTATATAATATCGTATTATACATATCTTCTCCAACAATTTTAACATACTTTTTGCCATTTAGGTCGCATTCATGCCAACGACCTCTGGGGACAAAAACAATATAACGGTTGTAATAATCAGCATTAAGCAATGCTATTGTTTCTCTAATAGAATTAAAGTCCGCTGCATTTCTTTCAACTATAACTATTTTAGTTATAATTTCTTGTGTTTCTTTTAATTCATCCCTTGTAACAAAAATGGACTTTTGAATTAAAAAGCCAGCACTAACACTTCCAATTGATTGAAATGATAATGTAGCTTTCGAACCTACGTCAGTTAAAATCCCAGCCCCATCCTGCCACCAACCAGCTACATTTCCAATATTAACGAAATAATAAGGAATTCTTTGATTATCAGCTACACGTTGCATATAGCCTACAAATTGCCCTTTTTTTATATCTAAATTAACTTCAGCAAAATTTTCACCAATGCTTTTTGATGTTACTAATTGTTTTGTAATAACTTCAAATACATTAGTATAATTATCTTGAGCGTCTTTTTGTCTATCCAAAATAAACACATAAAATGATGCAATTGCAGGTGTGAAATATCTTAATTTAACTAATCTCCCATCAAATTCGGCTGGAGTATTGTTAGCTAATAATTGATTAGATGTAAGATAATTACCTCCACCAATCACATAATTTTCATTTAATGTGTTTTGTTCTTTAAATAAACCTTCAATTTTTTCTATTCCAATATTTTGTGCATCAATCCTGAAAGCATAATCATCAAAAGATAATAAAATATTTCCTTCATTTAATTGCTGTGTATTAAGATTTACCGCGAGAGTTGGAAAACATAAATAATAAGCATTTTCGGGTGTAACAAATATATTATTTGTTGCGCTTGCAATGCCAGTTATAAAATTTAACTTATCATCAAAAAATGTTATCTGTTGACTATATCTTATTGAATAGGCAGTTGAAGGTTTAACTGGGATAAAATTAGATGCGTAATAGTCTTCTGATACTGCAAATCCACCTGTTATGTATGATAAATAATAACCTTTTAGACAAGTTGATTTGTTAAATAAATTGTTACTAATAACGACTAATTCATGCAAATTATTTAATATTATATTGCGTTGTAATTGAGCTATATCATCCGTCGTCGCCACATTTGCAGGAATTATCTCCCCAATATCATTCCATGCCGTACCGTCCCATGTCCAGAAATGACCTGTATCTTCGGCGCGATAGGTATCGCCTTTTGTCTTTGTCGTAATCGCTTGGATGGCTGCCAAATTTGCTTTTGAACCTTTTAAAAGTATCCCAAGCAGCATGTTTGAGATAAACGTTAAAATATCGCGGAGCAAACTGCCTACTCTGGTTGCCGTATTCAATTTTTTGCGAGTCTCGTTCATGACGACGAGTGCACGCGCTATTAAGCTGTCTAATGTGTTCATATTGTTTTTTTAATTAAATGTTTCATCATAAGATTCGTCAAAAATCCGATTGAATATATCGTCCGTAAAGTCAATTTTAGGAGTAGTAAATTCTTCATCGGTAACTGCACGTATCTTCAAATTTATCGAAGTCGGTTCAGTAATCAGATGCCGGAACTGGGCGCTTTCGGCTTTCACATGGCACCGGAACAAATCGCCATCCGGATAAATGAAATAGATTTCATCTGATTGGATCAAATCAAGAATGAATGGAAATTCGCTACGTTCCTTGTAGCCGGTTTCAACTTCTATAATTCCTTTGCTTTTCACTCGCGATCGGCACTCCTCATAAAAATTGAAATCCGTTAATGTTTGCCAGAGATTTTCTTCAGCAAATTCCGGAGTGTGCATTGCTTTTCCGGTCACTTCCAAAACTTCGAAAGCTCCCAACGAGTTACGGAATTTGAGTAAATATCTTTCTTCCGAAAGTTTTCCGGGAAGAATAGCGAAATGAAAAACATATTCGCCATTTATCCAAATTTCAATCCGTTTCGTTCCGGCAGGCATTTGCGCTAAAACCGATTGAATGTTCATCACGCAAAAAGTTCCGGCAGTTTGAGCCGACGTTGTAATTTGAGTTCCGGATTCCGATCGAAAGACGATCGCATTGCCGGGGTGCCTGAAAACGAATGGATACAATTCCGTTTCTTTAATCCTGATTTCCTTTCCGTTTGTTCGTGTTGTAAATAAAAAATTATCAAAAAGCGATGATAACCGGTAGGTGAATATGTCGTATCCGTTTTCTTCCAATTTTCGGAATGCCTGATTGCTGATTCCGCCACGAAGTGCAAAACCGTTAAAAATATAATCGTCTCCAATTTTTACCTGATACGGAAGTGAGAATCCTTGTATTGCAGAAATGATTCCATCCTGCGGAATATCAACAGTATTATCAAAGTGAAGAAAATCGGAGAGATTCATACTTATTTTATACGAACCGTCCGGCAATCGAAATGGATAATACATTGTCGAGTATATATTTCCGCTAACAGTAATATCTACTTTAACCGATTCGTCTGTATCGGTAGATAATTCGAACATAACCGGATTTCCGGTAAAACTGTATGCGTTCGGTTCTCTTGTTATTATAATTGCCATATTTCAAAATTATATGCTCGTGAAGTAATTATAAAGGACAATCAAGTTACCAATGCCGGATAAAATGTTACTATCACTTCAGAAGTTACGGAAGTTTCTATTTCTATGCCCATAGGATTTAATACTAAATGGTAAATTTTTGTATAGTTATAAATCCTTTGTTCGTTTGCCGTAAATTGATCTTCAGTAGGAGGCAGATTCGCTATGTTAGTAATAGGTGTTTGTACACCATTAATAATAAGAAAATTTCGATCGTAAATATATTCAATGCTTTTTGTTCTTAAATAGTATTGAGGATAAGGAGGAATTGGATGTGTCTCGCTTTCCGTCCATGCCCAATGATATTTTTGATTTACATATTCTGCTATTTTCCATAATAATTCCAAATTATAAGGACTGAATAACCGTAATGTTCTAAAAATAAATTCTGAAATTGAATCTTTTACATTTAATTTATATTTGATTTGATTAATCAAATATGGCTGATTATCAATAAAAACATCGTCGTAAAGTTTTAAATTAAATAGTTCACTATCGGACAAATGTAATTTACCGGTTACTTCCTGATTTGAATGACGTAAAAACGCATCATATTCTTTCCAAAACCTGTTGTATAAACCATCTTCTCGATTACAAGTTAATGAAATATCGTATTTTATTCCATTTTCATCATTGATAAAATTTCCTTTATGGTCCCGATTAATTTGTGAAGCAAGAGGATAATATTCGGGATTCATTGGAGTACCATATTGCATTAATCCCCAATTGAACATAAAAGCTAATTTTGCAGGATTCAAATTTTCTGCCTGAACTGTTCCTCCAACTACCAATTCCGAATAAACATGTTTGAATCCAACAAGATATTCTGAAACTCGAAACACATCATAGTTGGAAATCGGAATACATAAATCTTTCATTTCTATATCTTCATAAGCAAGATCAGGTGTTTTTTTGTCCAAATCAAAAAAATCGGACGAATAGATAAATGCATCAAGCGGATTTTCCCTGAACAACATAAAGACATTTGTAATTTTATATATTGAATATGCTGCTTGGAAAGTCTGTGTTGCACCGTTCCCTCCAAATTGATAGGCAAACTGAGATAAAAAGTCTTCGAATGTATCATTCAAAGTTTTTGCTCCTTCCAATTCCCGATTCATTTTCAAACGTAATTGTTTTGGAGCAGAAAAGGCAATGGATAATTCTTCTGTTTTGTTTTTTGTTAAATCAATTGATTCCGAGTTTGGATTAACCAAATCTTTCAAAAATTTGAATGTTACTTTTTTTGAATTAGAATCTATAAAGTAAAGCATTCCGAATTTGGAAAATAGTCCGTCTAAAAAATCATTTATAGTGATATCCGGAAGCATATCTTTATATAAGAATTTACCTGCTAATATAGTATCCATTGTATTGTTTAACAGGCATAATTTATTTAATTGCCGATGTGTTTTGAAGGGGTTTATGTCGACTGTAAAACCAAAATGAAAGAATATTAACTCAAGAACACGCCACACTCTTAAAAACGGACAGACACCATAACCTTTGGGAGCGCTTATATTAATAGGTTCGCTATTATCTACTCTTTGAATGGTTCTGTTTTCAAGTGCTAATAATTCACCTTTTGCAATAGTTTGTGACAAATATCCGTCATTTAGTCCATTTAAAAACTCAAGTATTTTAATCTGAGCTGAATCAACATTATATTCATAAGTATTGATTATAACCGGAAAAATACAATATTCCGCTTCTATCTGCCCTTTCATAACTGCCGTTAAATGTGCCAGAATAGAATCAATTCTTTGGTCAATATTGTTACCGGTAACCGTAAATGGTACATCCGGCAATGATGGAATTTCATTTAATTTCAAGTTTTGAAAGGTTGCATATATCTCTGATTCATCGTAGCCGATGTTTGCTGAAATAACGGAACTGCTTGCCGAATTGACAGAGAGAAGTCCTCTCTGCTGTACAGATCCGGTTTCCACAATCACGCCGATCGTTTCTTCCTGCCGTTCTGCGCGATCTATCCGGAAAGGAAACTTCAACAAACGATTGTTTTTCTTTGTTGTAGGAAAATTAACAGGGACGGTCTGACTGCCTTTATTTGAAAACATGGGATTATTCTTTTCCGCTTCGATAACGTAACCGGAAGGCAAATCGAATATATCTCCGCCATCTATTTTTCTGATTTTTATCATGCTCTTGTAAATTTAGATTCAGCTTCCATTTTTCTTTTCTGTGCGGCTTCCATTTCTGTGATGCCGTAATTGGTTTGCACTACGATATCGCCCGACTGAATTCGATTTAGCATATCAAGTAATTGAACCATCATACCGGTATTGGCTGCTATTACGTTAGAATCTACTCCAGGCGTGTTACTTCCGCCTTCCGCAAAACCGGAAACTGTATTTTTAGTAATTCTTTTCCGACGTTCTTTTTCAATTACACGCGCCATATTCATAATATGCGGTTGTTTTAATTCATCGCTTGCAATAACATATTCACCGTGATGAACCGGCAAGTAACCGGCTTCTCCATATTTTTGTCCCGGACTTGTGTATCCGCCATCTTCCATATTTGGACCACCTTCAGCTAATCCCGGACGCAATTGTATTGTTCCTGTTTGTGCAGCAGATCCGCTACCTCTGGGTGATTCGAGTGTCATTGCTTTGACTCGATCGCGCTCTGCTTTTGCTTTAGCAATTTGAATTGCTCCGGCAGCGACAGCGGCAGCAGCGGCTACTGCTCCAAGAATGGGTCCAACAATAGGAATTGATGACATTGCAGAAAATGACTGAATGGCTGCAAGAGCCGTACTTGCTATTATTTGTGCTACCTGTACGGCAAAATTAACATCAGCATATTTTTTCTGCAGATCAAGTTCTTTTTTCTTTTGCTCATAATCAAGTTGTTCCTTTTGCTTATTGTATTCTTCCTGAGAGATGACTCCCTGATTGTATTGCTCGGTCAGCGCTGACTGACGTTTGGTATATTCGGCATCCAATTGCGCTGTTTGTGCTTCCTCAATTCCTTTTACCAAATTAGCGCCGGATTGAATTAATTCTGCTCCCTTTTGGGCGTATTCCTGAGCATATTTCAGTTTTATCTGGAGCAAAGCCTGCTGATATTGTTCTTCAGAAAGCAATCCCTTTTCATGATTGTCATTAAGTAATGCCAAGTCGGAATCGTATTGTTCCTTTAAATTTGAAATGCCGTATTGTTGACGAATTTTCAGTTTTTCGTCTTCGTATTTCTTTTCAATTGCAGTTTCGGCTAATTTCTTTGTCTCTAAAGAGAGTAACCCCGCTTCGTATTGCTTTTGAAGGATACGCAATTCATATTCTTTGCGTTGCTCCCAAGTTTTAATATTGTATTGCCGTTCAAAATCGGCAGTTGTTTTGGCAAAGAGTTTCCGGAGATTAGCCTGATCCTGCAAAGTTTTTGCTTCGGCATCAGTAACTTCTTTTCCACTTGCTTTTATGGCATCTTCACGTATTTTGGCATTGGCAAATTCAGCGTTTTTCACATTTTCTCCAAAAGCGCGAATCACACCTTCACGTTCTTTTGCCGTTTGCGCTTCAATTTCGGCAGCCCGCAGCGCATAAATTTTCTGATCCGATTCCGTATCCTGAAGTTGCTGCAACTGAGTATTTCTTGCAGATTCAATGAGCGCTAACTGATTTTCCTTTGTTTTAGTCAATCCATCGAGCAGCTCTTTGTCGTTTTCAGTTTGCTGCTTAATTTCTGCATCAAGAATTTGCGCTTGCAATTGCAAAATTTTATCCTTTTCCTGACCTTTGATATTGATTTTACAGTTCAAACTGTCGATTGTAAGTTGATCAACCTGTTTGTTATAGTCTTTTTCGGTTAAAACTCCTTGCAGTCGGGCTTGTTTTAATTGATTGATAGATTGGTTCAAAGCGTTTTCTTCAGCTTTCAAACGTTTTTCGAGAGCATCTTTAGCAGCTTGGACAGCATTGCGATTATCTTCCGCAATTGCTGATGATAATTGCCGGCTAATCCCTCTTTGCTTTTGGTAATGTTCTGTATCGAGTTGATTAATTTTTGCAAGCGCTTCGGCATGTTGGTCTTTCCATTCTGCTGTCGCTTTAACCTTATCGGTAGCCAGTTCCAATATTCTCAAATCTGCCTGTGCTTCTTTTATCTTTATTTCAACAATTTCCATCTCAAGTTTTCCTGCTTCCTGCAATTTTGCGATGCGTTCTTTCGCATTAAATTTGTCTTTTTGCGATGCTTCATCTCGAAGCTTTGCAATCCGACTTTCTTTATCCGATATGTCAACTATATTTTTACGGTGTTCTTCAACCAATGCTTGCTTTTGCTTTTCAAGTTCAACCGCTTTTTCAGCTTCTTTATTTATTTCTTTCATTTTGCTGCCAATAATAGGAAAACCTTCAGCAGCTTTTGACAACCAACCAAGAAATGCTTCACCGAGTTTTAAAGCAGCATTTATCAGATTCATGACAGTATTTAGAATCATGTCCAAAATCGCTTTGAACGGAGCCATGATCCGGTTTAATGTATCCATTGCTTCCTGATTTTGCGATATGGTATCCTTCAAAGCCATGAATACGGCGACAATAGCCGAAAGTATTGCAACAACCGGATTTGCCATTAGCAACTTTAATCCCTGTCCAAAACCTTGGATTGCCTGTGCTGCGCTACCGATCGGATTGTGCATTGCAGCAAATTGGCTTAGCATACTCTTCCCTGTATTTTGAACAACAAACATCCTTTCATTGACTTGTGTTAGTTCGCCTTGTAACTTCTTGTACGCCGTAGGATCAATAGATGCAGATGTCGTATTTAATTGTTTTTGCAAATCGGCTGCACGTTCACGTAGTTGATTCATGGTCATATCGTTGACCTTCAATGTATCTTTTAATCCGTCAAATTTAGCTTTTTGTTCTTCAATTGCTTTGTTATTTTGATCTATTTTGGATGTAAATTCAACTACGGCTGCTGAGTTACTTTGAAAGGACTCTTTGGCATATTGATATTGTTTGGTATTGGTTTTTCCTGCTTCTTCTAATCGTATCATGGCTTTTTCCGCATCATTCATGGCTTTTTGTGCCGCTTTCATTTCAGTCTCCAATTCTTTATTTTTGGATTTTAAATCATCTATAACGGAAGAAACCTGCACAAGTTCACCCTGCACACCTTTGGCATCAAGGCTTAATATCCATCTTATCTGGTCGTCTTGTAGTCTGCCTGCCATAGTTATCTTCCTTTTGTTTTAGAATATTGTTCGCCAAATGAATTTCCGGATCCACTCCCATGTTCTCCAGGAAAAGCTTCATGCAAAGCCTCGCTTACTCTATCTTTAATTGCCTGTCCGTAATTGAATTTGATATCTTTCAATGCATTATTATAAAGAATTCCCCAAACCTGACGATTATATATTTTTCGATTGCCGAATTTTTTCATGTCAATAAAGCGCATGTGTTTGACAATGCCTGCCGACACAATGAACTTTTCGCCTTGTGCCTGTATCATATAATCAGGATTTTCTAACGATTCGAGAAGCGCTCCCGAACGAACACCAATTTTTGCTCCTCTACGTTTTTTGACTTTTAAAGTCTTTCCTTCAATATAGATGTTTTGTTGTGCAATAGCAAGTTGAGCCTTGTAGATATTGCGAACATCTCTTTCAAGAACTTGAATGATGAATTGTTGTTTTGTTATATTTTCAGAAATCATCGCAAACGAATTTTATGCGAAAATAGGGTAAGAACAGGTATAGATAAAGGACAAAAAAGCCCCACTATTTAGCGAGGCTGTAAATGGTGAATAAGATTGCACATATCAGATATGACAGGAGGAGATAGTATATCAGTTTTCCGCCGGTACGATTATAAGCAAATACGCCGGTGGAACTGAATCCTGTCCATTCATCGATTTTGCGTTGCATTCGTTCAAAATTTGGGCGGAATATTCCTTGCCCATACCGGCATAACTTAATGAAAATCCATACCGGATAAACCGCAAAAAACAATATCAGAATTATTTTCCAAATCATACCACAAAAATAATGATTTTTTAAATTCCAAACAAATCATGCAATTTTTCATTGATTGCCTGCCGGCGACGTTCCGCCGACAGGTTTTTATAAGCATCCTTTTGATTGCTTACTACATCACCTTCCAAGTTGATGTTCAGGTTCAAATTGCCTTCAACAACGCCCGATTGATACCATTCATATTCGTCAGTTCCGGGCGTTTGCAAGTTAGTGAGAATCTGTTGCCGATTAACAGGATGTAATTCGATTATCAATCGGGTAACTTGTTCGTATGGCAATTGTAACTCTCCGCAGCGGAAGATGGCTTCCTTAATGGTCATGCCGTCTAAGATTCGTTCTTTATTATCCATATCATTTATCTATTTTTATTTCTGACGATAATTTCGAGAGATTATCTTTAACCACTTGCAAATTAGTTACGAATATTTTTAATATTCCATCATCACAAATATCGTCTAAAAAATCCCAATTTCTCAATAAAAACGATTGTAATTTATTAATACCTTCGATATCTGTTTCAATAAATGTATCAAATGTTTCCATTGGTTTATTAAACCATTCTTTTAGATGGTTCAATGCGTTTTCTGTGAAGAAGATGCCTTCTATATTAACTCTATTCATTCTGAGCCTCCTTTCCAGATAATTATCTGCTGCTCTTCTTTTCCTTTGTAACGATAACCACACAGCGTAGTGATAGATGTTTCCGAAAAATAAGCATGAAAATCTAATAATTTAGATTTTTTCGGAAGATAACGTTCGCAATCATTTACTAAGTCTTTGTGTTCGCGCAGGATTTCGGCACCAACGTTGATTGTTTTGATATTCATACCATGACTCCTTCCTTTTTATAGGTATTGATCGAACTGTCGATTGTATAACCGCAAAGGGCATGGCACATTCTACCTTCATATCTATACACTAATTTGATTACAGATTGCTCTGCCGTTCGGGTTTCTTTTGCTCCAAGAATCTCTGCAGTTCTTGGCAGGTTTTTGATGAATTCATCAATTGGATCGGCGCCGATGGGCGCGGGTGCAGTCGCTTGGACTGCCAGTTGTTTTGTTCTCATATTATGATATTTTTTGCTTTTTGACAGAAAAACGGCTGTCATATCCCGTTGCAAAAAATATCATGCGTGACCGCAAAAATTTTCGAGATAAACAGCCGTATGTTTCAGGGCATAAAAAAAGCCCTTTTTTGGGGCAACCTTTCAGTCACGCCATAATATTTTTTGCACTGCAAAGATAAGTGAATATTTTTGAAGTGCAAAAATTTTCTTCAAAAAAATTATTTCATTTCGTCTTTTTGCTTCAAAAGTTCGTCATATCCAGGAATATCACAAGTCAAATTTAATTTTTTTGTGTTATCTGTAACATTTACTATACTGTCTTTATCATTAACTTGCACATAGTAATCACCTAATGTTAAAGCTCCCATGGCATTTTTAGCTCTAAAAGTCCATGTATATGTTCTGCACCCCACGTAATTTAATTTATTATTTAATACCTTTTCTAAAGAATCAAGACCGTTAATCATAAATTGATTTTTAACAATATCTTGTGCGTATTTAATTGAATCATCACTTGGTATAGCAGTAGTAGAAAACTCATATTGATGTTTGGCAAAATCCAATTCCATTTTATAATAATCAACATTTTCTTTTATACTTTGCAAATAAGTTATTGAATCAGTCTGATTTAAACTTACAAATTCATAGCTTTTCGGATCATTCATTTTTTGTATGAATTCCGCTTCAACTTTCTTACGAAGGATATTTTCCTTCGATTGATTACCACATGCTGCAAAAACAGCAACCATACATACAAATAGTACTACTTTTTTCATTTTGAAAATATTTTTTAGAATTAATATAATTTGTAAAGTTACCCAATTTTATTTGATTTTTCTCGATTGCATTTTTCACAAAGCAATTGAATATTACGATATGTATTCGCTCCGCCTTTTGAAAAGGGTATTATATGGTCAAATTCCAAATTTTCACTGCTCCCACAAATTACACACTTACCTCCATCTCTTACCCAAACTCTATCCTGTATATCTTGAGGAATCGGAATTCTTTTAGCTACTCGTTGTAAATGTCCACCCTCAATTAGTTCCTTTTTGACTAATCTTCTTAATTGTTTTTTTCGCTCATCTTCTAATAATTCTTCTCTAATTGTTTGTTTTTCAAGTTCTAATGCTTCTGATTTTTTTAATTCAATTTCATGCTCTAATTCTTCCCGTTTCTTTTTTATTTCTTCACAATAATTAGTTTCTACAAATTCCAGATGTTTTTTGCTAAATATTGGAAGAATGTAACTATCTCCTTTTAATTCTATTAATTTTTGCTCCAAACGATATTCATCCTGAATATAAACATCGCGAGGACTGGCACCTTTTATTGGTCCAACAATTCCTGCTAATTCCAATTGATCCATGATTCTTCCCGCTCGATTATATCCTATCTCAAATTTTCGTTGAATAAGAGATGTCGAACCTGATTGATGTTTCACAATTATTCTCGCGGAATCTTCAAATAAAGAATCAAGTAGAGACAGGTCGATACTGTAATTTTCCGTATTAATATCTTTTTCAGCTAATTTATTAATGATTCTTTCAATTTCACTTTGTGTTAATTGCTTTTCTTCATTAACAATTTCTTTATTTTCAATGATTTCCTGTTTTTCATAAATATCAGTAATTTCATTGATTTTTTTATCATTCTTAGAAAACAAATTAGATAACCATTTCATTATTTTAAAAACTAACAATCCTCACACAAGTGCGCCCACCGGATAAGTTGCCGGAACCGGCTTTAACCGGTTACACTTGTGTGAGGATTATTTTACTTATAATTGGGCGCCACAAAGGTACGCAATTATTTTAAAAATGAGCTACCTCTTGATATTTGAAGAAATAGTAGAAAGCAGCTTTATGCCATTTAGTCAATTCCTTTTCACCGGAAAGTATAGATGAAATAGTACATTTATCAATTCCTGTACTTTTGCAGATATGTTTCGCCCTGATACCCAAATCTTTCATCCGCTTACTAATCCAATTCACAGATATAGATTCAATGTCCTGTTGATTGTAATCAACAGGGGATACAATTAATTTCCAATCGTCCGGAATTTCTCCTTTAAACATATCCCGCGTCCGGTCTATTAATTCTTTTTTATTCAAAAACTTTCCGTTCACAAGCTCTTTTTGTTCAACCCGCACAACTATTCGACTTCCGTCAAATGAAACCACTTCAAAGAAGATACGGGCATTTTGTCGATACATTCTTGCAAATGTTTTTAACCTTTTCTTTTTTTCTTCCGACAATGGAAGCAGTTCTAAATTGTTCATACGATAAAATATTAATTAATATAAATAATAAAGAAAGAGCGGAGCGGAATGTCCGCTCTTTCAATCTTACAGCTTAATGAGCCTTGGTTGCGCAAGGTCGAAAATAGCGATTTGTCCGTTTTCAATGGCGAAGCGCTTGGCTTCCTCCAAATTTGAAAAAATACGAACCGAATCGTAATAGAAAAGTTGGTCATCCAAATCGAGCCAACCTCCTACTTTCTTTTCATGTTCCAAAGCGTGTTCAATAGCTCTTTTCAATCCTTCATCATCAAAACCGTTTTGAGTTTCAATATAAGCGACTGAAATTCCGCCTGTAACCTTTTTTAAAGTTGTCAGGTCAACAGTGAACCCATCGGGGTTCTGCGCTGCTATCTCTTTGATAGCATTGAAAAGCTGTTCCATAATATGAAAGAACTTTTGCGGATGTCATCCCGCGTTAGACGTTACAAAGTTAATAAAAAGTTTACATCTAACAAACTTTTTTTTATATTTTTTTTCAAAAAAAATCCCCACAATCACTTGCAGGGATTTCCGCTCAGAAAATATAATCACGACTAATCAACACTGTTTATTTTCCCTTCTATGGAAGCAATCTCTTTTTGTAAGTCGGCAATATCGTCTAAATCAAGCAATATGCCGAATATGTTTATTTTTTTGTTTGAGCGTTTACCAGCTTCATTTACTGCCGATTCCAATATTTCGTTTATTGTCGGTATGATTTCGTCTTCCGATGCTATTTTTTTCAAACCTGCAACAATATGAGTTGATCCGAATCGCTTTAAAAACGGATCAACTAAAAATCCCAATTCATCTACCACATTGTAGTGCATGAGGTCAATGCCGAAAAAATTAATGAAGTTACGCAGATAACCGGAACTGCGAAGGTATTCATTAATCGTGTTAACAGGCTGTTGTTGTTTAACCAGCGCCATAGCTCGCGGTTTTAACCATGAAACTAAGACGCCGGCAACCTTACTGTAATTATCCATCATTCCTTGTCGGATTTTTTACCGCGTTCCTGACGTTCTTCGCGTCTTTCACGCCTGCAACCGCAATCGTCTATCCGGTCAATATCGAATGCGTTGAATCGAGGCATTGCCTGCGGGCATATTTCCTCAATCGGTAATACTTTTTTATTGCGGACAAAATTACAGTTAGTCCATTCCTGCAGTTCTCTGTCGCCACATTCACGACGTTCAGCTTCCAGAGTAATGGCAGCTTTCAGCTCTTCTCTTGCACCCACTTTGACACCATACAAGTCTTCTTTGAAGTCCTTCAAACTTTCCTTGATAACTTCAAATTTACCGTCTGCTTTGGCATCGGAAACAGCAGAGAATTTTTCCAGATCGCAAACCTTGGCTGCAAGTCTCTTTACGTCAGCAGCAAGTTCTTCATTTTCTTCTTCAATCATACGAGACAATGCCTTGTAATTCTTGAAGTCACCCTGTTCGGCAAAACGTTCAGATTGAGAAGCTGCCAATGCTGCGCGGGTTGCTGCAAGTTCATCAGCCTTGTCCATTTCGTAATGGCGGATTCTTTCTTCTTCTCTGAACCACCATTTGTTTTCTTCGCAACAATCACATCCACGATCGCGTCCGCGTCCGTAACCATAGCTGCCATCATAATCACCATCGTATCCACGATCTCTACCGCGTCCATAACGGCGTTCGTTGTTTTCTCGCCAAGCGTTGTAAACGCCTAAAGCAGTTCCGGCGATGCCAAGTCCAAGAGCTGCTCCGGCAGTTCCTTTGCTTGCATACTTTTCGTCATGTTCATGTTCCTCTTCGGCATACTCATCGTGATGGTGATGCATAGGAGCATAATCCATCTTATGGTCATGCCAACGGTCGGCATAATTGTGATGATAATGTCCTGCATAAACATCACCTTCACCGGTTTTAATTGTATCCATATCCATTTTTTAGGATTTATAATTTTGTGCAATATTGACAAACAAAATTATAGAATACATAAAGCACTGTAAAATAGTTATTTGAATAATATTTGAAAGTTATTTGAATTTTTCTTGAACTGCTTTACGACATTCTGTAATGCAGATTGAGTAGTATTTGTCGTCAGGTTGATTGCAGATGTAAGATGAGATTGCGCTTGTGGTCCGGTTAATTGAAAAAGCGATATCTTCCAGATTAAGGTCTAATCGTTCTCTGATTATAATTGTGTAGGCTTTGCGACAGTAAACCAAATTTCGCTTTCTTTTCTTTGATTTGATGTCGTCGATAGTAACTTCAAATTGTTCTGCGCAAATAGAAAGTGTCTGATGTAGGTATTCTGAAATCATTGCGCGTATAAAATAAAGAAGGGGACATGATATCCCCTTTGAAATTTCTATTTTCTTATCCTTATAAATTCCGCGCCGGTGATTATAGTATGCGGATTTCGAGAGACTATTTCCTGCCGTCGTTCCTTGCATCCCCATTTAATGAATAGAAATCGCTTGGGAATGATATGTTCTACATATAATAAGGAATCCCTGTTTACAAATCGACCTTCGAATTTAGAGGTCGAATCGATACAACCGTGAAGTTCAAACCATTTGTCAAAGATGTTTAAGCATTTTAAGGTATCTAAGATTATTTTATCCATATAAACGATACTGTCTTTAACATTAGAATTCAGTTGATAAACAGTTTGTGTTTGAGTAATTGCGATTTGTTGCAGCCGTTTTTTATCGACTTGCAAAGTCTCAATAAGTTTCATATCATCTGACCGGTAACGATTCACTTCCGACAATTTCAATTCCAATAGACCTACTGAAACTGCATTCAGACTATCTTTTGTCTGATACCGGCTTATGCTATCTAAAAGAGTGAATGAAGTTCCCTTGTAAGCATCGCGATCGCTTTTGATTACATTGATTCGTTGCTGTTGCCAAAGAACAGCCAAAATCAATCCAAAAACTAAAAATCCAATAAAAATGTCTCTTTTCATAAATTTTTCTCTATTGTTCGAATGACGTTTTTTAATGAAGTTGCATAATTCGGATCGGTAGCATAACCGGCTTTTGCGATTGCATCGGCAAACAGATACGGATTGTGCTTCACTTTCAGCGCTTCTGCATATCGCTTATTCTGGTAAAAGAAACCGGCATGATCGGAGAAACTTTGAGCCGGCAAATCGTATTTACGAAACCAGTCCTTTACGCGATAGGTATATTTTCCATCCGGACGTTTAGTGATTGAAAGCACCACCGGAAAACGGTAGCCTTGCCTGTCGTCTCCGAGAACCTCTGTGGTGGTAAGCAGTTGCTTTTTATTTTCCGGAGTGTCTTTGGATGCTTTCACACCAAAAAACATGTTACCGGGAGCCGATTCACCCCACCCGGATTCAAGCGCTGCCTGTGCAAGTGTGAACCGGTAGTCGATTCCTTTTTCGTGCTGCGAGTTGACAGCATCCTGCTTGTATTTTTCTACAAATTGCTTAGGCGTCATTCTTTATGGGATTTTTGCGCGTTTTTGTTTGTTTTCCGTACTTCTTTTCTATTCCTTCCAATTCCCCTTTTAAGGCATTATTTTCTTGAACCAGAATATTTACTCTTTTTTCCAACTCTTCAATCCGTGAAACATATTCATTTATGTTTTTTTTAAGATAGTCAAATTCTAATTTATACGTAGATAGAATTGAATTTGTAACATGAGTTTCTAATTCCTTTGATTCAGCCATGTATTTACGCCGGGTTGTAAGATAAGTAATTACACCTGTTATAATCCCTACTAATACTTCGGTCGGTATCAATTTTGCCCATTCCATAATTATATTTTTCTTACAAATATGATTTGTTTTTACTTATTTCAAAAGGACAGTTATTCGGCGAATAATTTCTTCGAGAGCTGCCCGGCGCATCGGCGTGAGATTGTCTATCAGTCCGGATTTGATATGAAAGTCAATTTCGGTATCCTGAATTTCTCTACATTCCATCCAATTAAATATTTTCATTATAGCGACAATGATACCACCCATTACTGCGGAGTTGCTCCATCCTTCCGCAAAAAGAATATTGCCATTTAAATATGCTTTAAAGCATGTTTTTGATTGGCAACCTTCAATCCGGAAAGGAAGCAAATGCTGCGGAAATTCTGCCGGAAGCTTTTCAGCTAAAGAAATTAGATAGTTGAACCGGTCAGCCCATGTATCAAACATTTCCATATCTGATAAAAACTCGTCCTGTTTTTCTCGCAGTGTCATGGCAAAATCGTTTGAGAGTTTTGGAACATGGCACACCATCCACCGCATCCATAGAAAGAAACCGGATCGACTACCTGAATGTCAACCGGCATGGTAATCATTTCAATCGAAGGGCAAAACTCTATCATACCGATTTCGGAAAGCATCTGCCGGATAATCAGCATCAGGATTTCGAGGCAGCGGTTCATCAGCAACGCTTCATTCAAATTGTCGTTGTTGGTATCACTGAAATTTCGGGCTACGGTAACAGCCAACGACTGTTTCACTCCTTTTGCTTTCTGAAAATCGGCAGAGATATTTCCGTACTCGACAAACAGGATAAATCCTTTTGAGTTCTTGATTTTTTCAGAAACAAACTTTTCGTTGATAGAGAGTACAAATTTTTCAATATCCGGAATACGCATACTTTGTGTATCAATAAGAATTTCCGACTTTGTTTCGGAATATCCTGCCAGTTGGGAGCGCTCCGGCTGAATCATGAATTCTTTCAACACATTTACAGGGACAAAACGTGAAAAGTAGCGGAACAGTTTGATAATTAAATCTTCATTCATATTACGATAGTTTTTGAATAGTCGATAAAGGAACTCCTGTTTTTTGCGATATCTTTTCCGGTTTCACGCCATCGGCAATTGCCTTATTTATCATATCTTTCAGAAATTTAATTTGCGCATCGAAATAATCATTCAGATTCATTTCGTCAGGCTTTCCGTAGCCTTCTTTTTGGAGTGCAAGCGTGATTTCATTCATGCCTAAATGAATCTTATTTCCGGATTCGTCTTTCTGCTTATCGCTTTTGAAAAGCAAGCTGTAAACAGGATGCTCGGTGTAATATTTTACGATTCCTGTGAACCAGAAGATGATTCCAAATTTTACTGCCGGATTCACATATCGCATTTTAAAGTGATGTCCTGAAATCAGGTTGGCGCTGTAATCGTTTATTTTCGGATACAGTATTGCGCAAATCTGATTGATGCAATCGTATTTATCGGCATCGGCTATCTCTCCTTGCATCGATGCAAATATATCGAAGCAGTCGGAGAACTCGCGGGCTGTAATGTTGGTTCGGCAAATCACATCGTTTTCAAACCGGCGACCGGTGTACCGGTTCCGTCCGATCTGGATATAGTTTACCGGATTTTTCTTGAAAACATAGTTGGAAATTATCCGGTTTTCTTCAACTGTGAAGGCAAATGTCAATTCTTCAGAGATATTCAAAAGATTGAGATTAATTATTTCCCGCTGTGTTTTATCTATTTTAAAAGCTTCACAGACAAGTTGTACCCACGATGGTTTATATCCTGTGTATTCAATCAGCATTTTGAGCCGGGCGACTTCCGGTGTGATGGTTCCGGCAAACAGTTCGGTCAATATACCGAAGGTGAATATTTTTTCTTTGAAAGATAAATCTTCCCAAGAATCAGGCAATTCGATTGATGACTTATTCAACTGTAAAGTTTTCATACATAATAAAATTTATCTGATTCGTCAAAATTACGTTTACCAATCAACGGTCGATCGCCGGCGTTCTTTCGGTCTTCTTCCATTTCCTTTTTCTTTATTCCCAAATCTACAGCATTCCAGTACGTTACTGCCTTTTTTAGAAATTCACCGGAAACATATTCACGAATATACTGATCCGCTTGCGCCCGATGGTTTTTGCCCATTTCATTGTCGATGTCGATGCGGATCGGCTCCGGCAATGCAGAATAAGCGAGCCGTTGGGTAGCGCGTCCCATCACTTCATAACATACTGCACGAATAATAGCATCTTTCATTTTTACGTCCGTACCGCTGAATGTTTCATCAAAAGTTTCATCAAATACAGCACGAGTAAGAATGTCCGTTATAGTCGGGTCCGGCAAGCGGGATCGGACACAGTCGATCCACACTTCCCGGATGATCCAACCTGCATACATCATGAAGTATTCGCCACCGGCGAGCGAAACACCTACCCATTTGTTGAAATCGTCTAAGTTAACCGGTAATTCATCAAATGCTTTTTTCTGATCGCTATCCGCCCATTCCGGAAAATCATCCAGATGTTCGTTTAGGAATTGAATAAGTAAATTCATCCAAAACCAGCCAGTAGTAATCAGCTTGTTATTCAGTTCATCGACTTGATATTTGTAAGCCGTTGTTTCGTCGTCATTTTTCTTGATTGTAATTCCATCGTTACTGACGCGGGTAATCAGAAAAATAGTATGTTCAAACACAGCGAAATGCAACATAGCTCGCTGAAGGTAATCGATAGCAGTTTCAGTGGATCCTGTGATTGCTCCCGACATATATGTTTTAACCAAACGATCAATGAGCGTCTGCGGGAGTATCCGCGCAATGTCGGCGCCGACCTTCATCAGGCTCGATTCAATATTGTCGTATTCGAGAGAAAGATTTGCACCGCTGATTTTCGGCTTCATTTCGGTAGCGAAACCATCGCGTTTGAAAGGGATTCGTATCATTGCTGAATTTTATTTTCTGACATATTATGAACTATCGCATCAAATTCTTCTTGTGTATTATTATTTGGTCTAAAACTACTTATCACTTCTTTAAATGGATGTAAGTAATGTTTTAAAGTATCTCTCGCTTCTTCTCTCGCTTGTTCAGCTTTCATTTCAATATATTCTTCATCTGTCATGTTCCAATCTGTAACAGTATCGACAATACTTGAAAATCTACATAATAAACCATTTGGCTGTCGTGCAATAAATGCTCCCATAATATTACTTTATTTAGTTTGTTCTTCGCTTTTCTGTAAATTAGTTTGAGTATCCGCAGTCGCCGTTTGCGCCGGACGATCGGCAGGAGTAGTATCCTGAAGCTTTGCCGGGATGTCGATCCAAAAACCAAGTTTGATGCCCTGTTTTTTCGCTTCCGGAAAATTGAGATGAATTGCCCTATTGATTTCTTTGAGAATAAAATATTCGTCAAGCGTGAGTGAAGCGATATAAATCAAATAGTTATAATAAACTTCGCTTCCTGATTTGCTAATCATGCCATCCTGTTCGACATTGGTTATTGATGAACTGATACCTTTTCCGGCAAGAATTACTTGATCGGCACGCCGGTCGAGACTGATTACCGAATCGAAATACTCTTTGAACTTTCCCGGAAATTCTTTGAACTCCCAACCATCTTCTCCCCATTTGGTCGATGCCCACATTTTTCCCTGATTCTTTCCTTCGCCGGTCATCATGTTGCCGATCGAACGGAGTTCATTAACTATTATCTGATCAACCATCGTTTCATAGAATCGAATCGGTTTTCCACGTTCATCAATCAATTTCAACCCTTTGTATTCCGTTTGAACCGGCACTTCTCCATCTCTATTTTCGTCGCATATTCTTTGCAATATGTCTCTTTGCTTATTGTACCAACTTCCGGGAATAATCACATGAACATGCGCGTTCAAAGCGTTTTTCAAATAGCTGTTCAGATATTGCGGAGACAGGTTTGATGCCTTGATCCATTCAAACAGACCTTTGAACCAGTTGTTGAGTGCATAGACGTTTTTTGTAAATGTTTTGTCGGAATTGAAAGCGACTGCTGTCGGGTAGCGGAACGGATCCGCCGGATTAAACCGGTTGTAAACTTCATAGTTGTAGCGGTTGGGGTTCATCCAATCTCCGACTATCACGAAATTGCAATCTTTGTTCGCAATTCTGTTGGTCACCGGATCCAATTTAGTTGCCAACCGCGCTTGATCGGCACCCATATAAGTTAATGCTTGTATAGGATTTCCTTTCACGCTGCCAACCATTCTCCGCGCTCGTGAAAGCTCATATTTTGATATGCAAGTGTTTACATAATAAAAATCGGTGATGATGTTTTTCAGATAGTCCCAATAATGGTTGTATCCATTTTCTTCCCATGATTCCAACCAGTCCTGAATCTCCGGAATTTCAATTGGAATGCGTACCCGACGTTGCTTTTCGCCTTCGCCCTGTATGATTTCCTGATATAATCTTGGTCCCTTTCCGAATAAAAACTTGATTTGTTTTTGAACAACTTCGGGAATCAGTTTATTTTCCGAAGTAGTAGAAAATACTTGTTGCGGATACAGGTTATGACCTTCGCCCCAGAGCAGAACGGTGAACTCATCGAGCCGCATGGTCGCCTGATCGGATATATATTTTGCATACAGGCTTTGAAACTGCTTTTCGCGAATCTCTTCCCGTTCGGAAATTCCTTGTATCTCGAAAGTAATTAATCCGCCTCCGGAGATGGAAGCAAATCCGCGTCCGTCCTTTATTTCAAATTCAGTCATTGAACCAGTCGATTTTTAATAATTCATAATCAGGTGGAAAGCCAATAAATCGCATTAATTTGCGGAAGCACATTTTCGGCTCGCCGGTATCCATATTTTCAAAAGTGAAATACAGGTCGCCATGCAATTGGAAGGTATCTTCTTTGAGCGCCGGACGAACCCTGCAACGTTCTATTTTTGATACATCACCACATTTTTTAGTTTTCAGATTACAGGTCAAATGGATTAGAGTGAAAGAGGCGCCGGAAATATATTTCAATTCCCTCGCCTTTCGAAGAGCTTCATTACCGGATATCGTTTTACTGCTTTCCATGATACAAAAAAAGCCGGATTTCTCCGGCTGCGAAAGGACAAAAAAGAATACAAGTTATTCTTTTACGTATCCAAATTGAATCAAATCGGAAAGAAAAGCCTCCGGAGGAATAGTCCGGATTTCATTGCCGGATTTGATTTTATACCGGTATGCAAAATTCTTTACAAATTCATCATCGGTACATTCGAAATCAAAACGGCTTCCTTCCCTAAGTTGAGTAATAAAATCTTCGGCAGAAGTGGCAATGATTACACCGCCATCTTCTAATAGGTAAGTTTTTTCCATTTTATGCTAATTTTAATGTTCTTTGTTTAAAATAATTTACTAAATCGTTAT